GAGGGTAAAACGAGGGAAGTTGCGATAGGGGATTATTATACTCAAGCAGCTTTGCTGCCTTTGCATAATTTTCTCTTTAAGCATCTTCGTCGTATCACTCAGGATTGTACCTTTAACCAAACAAAACTATTTAATTCTTTAAGGGTTGATAGTGGAAGCTCTTTCCATTCTGTAGATTTAACTGCAGCAACGGATCGTTTCCCTATATCTATCCAAAAAGAATTACTAGATGTTTGGTTCGGTTCTGAGTATGCTTCACACTGAGAAAGTCTCATGGTTGGTCAACCATTCAAATTTTTGAATGATTGAATCATCTATGGGACTGGTAATCCAATGGGTTTTTATTCCTCTTGGGCTACCTTCACAGTGTGTCATCACTTCTTTGTATGGAAAGCTTGTAAAAAGGCTAACCGTAATTGGAAGAGATGTCCTTATATGCTCCTTGGTGACGATATCGTTATTGCTAATGATGACGTTGCTAAGGCCTATAAGGAGCTACTCATTGAATGAGATATTTCTTACTCTGTAGCTAAAACTCATGTTTCGCAACATGGGTTCGAATTTGCTAAGCAAATCCGTCTACATCGTGAGAATGTCTCACCTTTCCCTTTATCTGCTCTCTTCGATAGACGTTCAGAAACATTTACATGTTTAGGAATCATCATCTCGGAGATTGTGGCAAAAGATTGGAAGGCCGATATTGGCACATCTATAAAGACCTACTTCATGGAAGTTAAAGGCTGATCACAGCGTCATTATGACACTATGGCTCCTAAAATTTCTTTAGTAGTATCACTTTATCTATTCTTGAAAGGTAAAAGAGACCTAGGTAATGCCATTAAGGATTACGTAGCTCTATGAACCGGAAAGCGTTATGATGAGGTGGATGCTTGGGATTACCGTTTATACGGTAATTACCTTGCTCTCCTAACTCTTCATGATACTTTCCTCAAGAGTAAGGAAAGGATAGTGACAGGTAACCAACCCCTTGGCGAATTAGCCACGGAAATGGTTATCATTATCACGTCTTTAGAGAGTGAAGCTGATCAGGCAAGGTGCTTTGATTTAATCGAAGCAGTTCCTTTCCTGCAGATATATGGACGGGCCGAAGAAACTTTCCTCGGTCTTAATACCGACATTTCCGTTTACATGATTGGTGAACAACCAACCGAGTTTAAGAAAATGTTTGGTAAAGTCGATATACCTCTCTCAGACTCTGCTTTCTATGAACGCCATCGAGACGTCATAGTAAACCAGTGTTTGAGAGCAGCTGATGTAATGATTAGGTACATTAAGTCGATCCCATCAATGAAAATTGATGAACTCGAAATAAACATACAGTTCCCATGGGCTTCTTATATTAAGAACCCTAAGGTTCCTAAGTTTAATAGACCATAGGATCTCTTCTAGTAAGGGAAAACCCTTACTATCAGCCAATTATTACAATTTTTGGCTAGAT